GGTCTGCTGGCCCTCGGGGGGCTGCTGCTGCTGACCCGCAGGTACTACGGGGGGCTGCGGAGGACTGGCCGGAACTCCCGTCGGAAGCTGGTGGGTGGGGTTACCCCTGGCAGTGGTGCCAGGAGTAGGATCTGGGACGGCAGTCGCGTTGCCGTCATCTCCCTGCTGGGTTTGCCCTGCGGGAATCTGGTGGGCCTCTGGGTGCTTGATGGCGGCTGCCATCTTCTCGACTGCTGCGTTCTTCGGCATGGTATATCCTTGTGCGAGTTCGCTTGTGAGATGGGTGGAAGGGAAAAGGGCAGCCTACATGCTGCCCCGAATGGTCTTGTTCAGAGCCTTCTTGGCTTCAGCGGCAGCTTTGATGGTGGCCTGCCGCTCGGCCTGGAGGATCTCGTTGGCATTGGTGAGGCGGCTGCTGTCGGACTTGATCTCCTGCGCATGGACGAGCGCACGTGCGTCCGACTCGGCTTGCCAGTATTCCTCGGTTCCGGGCTTGAGGGGCATGGTGATCTCCTATGCCGCGTTTCCTGTTCCTCTCGGACGCCCGCGCTGGGCCTCCGAATCGCTGGTGTTTTCCCCGGTGCCAGCTTCGGCACCGGAGGCTGGGGTGGACCCGCCGTCGGGATCGTCGTCGGTATTACCCTCGTTGTCAACGGCATTCTTCTGCCGTGCGCCCTGCTCTGCGGAGAACTTCTCACGCGCCAATTCGATGTCCTTCTTGGACTCCTCCTCGATCTCCTGCTGAGTCTTCTCAGGATTGTTGTCCCCTAGAAGGCGCATGGCTCCCTTCTTGGAGCGCAGATGGGCGCGAACGAGGGTCTCCTGGATTTGGGCCTCAATGAGCCTATCTTTGGGAAGGGGGAGTTCCCAGAGGATCTCCGTGTCGTTCAGCATCCGGTCGTAATCCTCCGGCGTCAACTTCTTCGTGCTGATGTTCACCTTGCGGCCACGACTGCCATCCTTCTTCAGCAGGTCAAGGTGTTCCAGCCACTTAACGCAGAGGGTATGGACATGGATGATATGCGGAGAGTAGAATGCCCACTTCTCCACTACCCGCTCGATCAACGGCATATACATGGTGTGAAGGGCGACGCCCGATGTATTGCTGATGGCCTGCTGAACTCCCTGAGCGATCTCAGGCACGCCCATCATAACATGGATGTTCTCTTTCACCTGCCTGAGGTACTCGTTGTTCGCTGGAAGGTCCGAGTCGAGGCTGAGCGTTTCGACTTTGCCATCTTTCGGGAGATTGCCCCATACCTTGTTCGGACCCTTAGAGAGGTTCTTCGCTCTCGCACCGTAGATTAGGGTGATAGGAGCACCGTGGTAGTCGATAACCTGTCCAGTGGACATCAGCTTCTCATTGTAGACCTCGTTCAGACGTGCCGCCTCGCGGAGATCATCGTCCCCAAACGTGGCATCTCCGAAAGGTTTGTTACGTATGTGGAGGACATAGACCTCACCGACGGGGTTATCATACTCCTGCTGGGTGCCCTCCATTGGAGCACCGGCCTTATCGAGGATCGCGGTGTATACCTTCTCGGGGGTAATGCGCTGGAACTGGAAGTGGGTAGTCCATGCGCCGCTCTCGTCGATGACGCGCATAGGGATGGTGATGTCCATAGCCTTGAGGCGGAAGCGGTCGAAGGGGTCGTAGACCGGAGAGCAAAAGGTGGGATTCAGCACAGCCACGTTGACATCACTGGCTACCTCTGCCTTGAACTCGAAATCCTGTGGATCGAACTGAACCTTGTTGGTCCCTTGGCGCGGCAGGACCATTACGAAGGCGTCACCGCATACTGATCCGTACTGGCCCATGTTCTCCAGCTTCTCTATGAGATGCGGTCCCCAGCAGTTCTCAGTGGCGTCAAGAATCTCCTGGTAGTCTTCGTTGTTGACCGTATACGGTCGCCCGAAGGCCCACCAGTTCATCTTGTCGATGTTGCGCTTCAGCCAGTTAGTCTTCGGCAGGTCTCCAGATCCGTCCTCCTTCTTGAGGCCCATCTCCGTAATCTTTGTTACGGCGAGGTTGGCCTCATCGTTGGTGCGGACGCTGGCAGAAGAGGCAGAGGTGTCACCGTTGTAGAGCTGCCAATTGCGGTCGTACTTGGCGAGACGGGCAGCCTGCTCGGACGCAGGGTCCATGTAGCCGACCCGCATAGTGGCGGCCGAGTTGTCGATCAGCCGCCCAAAGCCGAAGAGAGAAGCCAGCTTCTCGAATAACTTCGCCATCTAACCCCCTCCGCTAGAGGACCCTAGCAAGGTTTTGCTCGTCGTCCACAGTAAATACGTTGTCCGTCTCTTCGACCTCTCCGCCGTAGGGGCGTTGACTGGCCGCAAGTACCGCAAGTTGCAGGGAATCCGGGTAGTCGTCGTGCGCCCCACGCATGTCTGGATGGTGTAGGGAAAGCATGCCCGTCTTGGGCTTGTACTCCTTTTCTAGGTCGAGAAGTTGTGCCTCGAACTCCCTGAACTCGCGGCTTGCCTTGGTGATAGGGCCAGCCGGGAACGTGAGCATCCCGGTGGCAACGTCGGAGAGGAACAGCCTCCCCATCATGTCCTTAGACTGGTCCGTGTATGACACAAACTCAATGTCCACCTCGTCATAGTGGGCGCGGAACTTGTCCCCCAAAGCCACCCCAACTCCGGTGTAGTCGAGCGCCATGCGCTCGACCCCCCAAGGTCTTAGATACTTGTTGATGGCGGCGAACTGAGCCTCGTAGTCGTCGCCTTGCATCTCCATCCAAGAGACAACATGCTTGCCGAATATCTCGACGGTGAACGCTCCGTCTTCTTCGTTGTAACCCTCAAGGACTTGTCTCGGATCATCCCAATCAACCTCAATGATGGTTACGACGGTGGAGTCATGAACTTTGCCGAAGTCTACCCCAGCGACATAGTGTCTGCCTGGAATGGCGCGTCCGAGAACCTCATTGTACGGGGTATACTGCTCGCCGTATACGTAAAGACTTCGCAGTTGCTCCTCGACGATGGCCATTCCACGGGAAAGGATGAACTCACAGCAGTATGACATCCTGAACTCGTCGCTGCGTTCACCCAGACGAAGCATCTCCTTCTTGACGTAACGCTCGTAGTCTGAATTGTATTTCGCAGCCTCCCACCATTTGACGCAGAAATGATTCTGCTCCCCACCTTGGCGGTGACGCCTCTCGTTCCTCTTGGTGGACTTGTAGAAGTGACTTTTCCTGGCGTTCGACGTACCAATCTTTACGATGGTTCCACCCGTCGCGGCCATCATAGGCCCAATGGATTTGCTGGATTTCTCGTCGGATATGTCCTGCGACTCATCCAGAATGCCGAGATGAAGGGTGTCGCCTTCAATGCTGGCTTGATCGCTGGCAGTGGAACACTTGATGAAGCTGCCGTTTGTTAGCTCCAAACTGTTGCCGTTGCTATGTGAGAACTCAATGTTCTCCTCTTTGCATAGCTGCAACACCGCAGGCCGATTGAAAAACTTCTTCACTCTCCTGAAGATGATTCCAGCCTGCTCTTTCTTTGGCGCGAAAATGGCTGTCCAGAATCCTTCGGAGTAGTCGCGGATAAGATCGGTCTTCGGGTCCTTATAGCAGAAACGATCATCCTCTGGGAGAGCCTTGGACAAGGCAGGCATGACAAACATGAGAGCCGAAGTAATCATGGATAGGGTTTCAGATTTACCCGACTGACGTGAGAACAATGCCGTAAGTTCCTCAGCCAATCTTTCAAGGATGCAGTATATTACCCGATAGGCGAAAGGCCGTTGATATGGGTAGAAGGTGTGTCCGGCTATGATCTCAGAGACCTTGAGGATACGCTCCACTAGATCATGGGTGGACACGCCTGGGGTACGACGAACAACTACATTGTCCACTGACGCCGCGATAGAGGCGTAGTCGTAGTCACCTGCATCGTCATCGTACTCAAACTCAGGCATCAGGGACCTCATAGCACAAATGCTTCCCCGGAAGGCGCAAAACCTTCACTATTCGCGCCTCTGTAGCTTGCATGCCCTGAACTCTCATCGACGGTGGAACCCTCTTCAAGCGGCGAACAGGAGGGGCAGACAGATGTTGAGTCCTGAGCTGTCCTACCTGCTGGTAGAACGTAGTATAATTGCGGTAACCAGAAAAGACAAGCCTATGTTTGTTCGGGTACGTTTCCGTGGGAGTCTCCCGCCGCTGACCGTTCATTCCCATGATGGCGTGAAAAAGGCGGCACTGGCTGGTATAGCCGTCATTGGCGGAACGGGAGAGTCCCATGACGACATCGTTGCCGCCCTTGCGCACGCTGCACCAGCCGTCGGCACCCCACAGTCCCCGCAAGAAAGCTATTCTCTCAGGTAGACCATAGCGGCAAACAGCAGTAGGCCATTCGCTGACAAAGGCATTCTTCCTAACGAAGGCGCGAAGGGGATTGTTGATCCCGCCCGTCATCACGATGTCGAAGCCTACGTTCTTGGCATACGTAGAAACCTTGATGGAGGGGAAGCAGCGGTTCACCAAATCTTTTACGTGCTGAAGCACCCACACATCCGAATTGGCGAATCGAATGCTCTGCTTCCTACTATGAATCGTGCCGTCACCGACAAGCCAGCCGAGAAGTTCAGCTTCCAGTTCGGTAGGATAAAAGAATCCTCTACGAGTTATCTCCCTGCCAGCATTGTTGCTGGCCTTGTAAACGTATCTGATCTTGGCTGGCTGCGGAGGGGGCTGGATAGCAGGCGCGTGGAGCGTCATTCCTGGGCGTAGCCTGCTCACCCTCACGACTTGTGGTATGCGGAGGGGTGCGGATAGGGGGGCGTCGAAAAAGTGGCCTCCAGCGCAAACCACACGCTTGCAGTCGCACTTGCCTATCGGCTTTCCAACCTCACTAGAGAGGGTGACTATCCCGTTATGGAAAAGCGCGGTATAGCCGGTAACTGAGCGCGGGTAGAGCACCCGCAGCTTTTACCCTACCAGTGAGAGAAGTCAACCCCCAGACTTCAGACTCGACACATAAGCATCAGGATTCCTGATCTTGTTAGGGGGATTTGACCTGCGGTGCGGCGGAAGTTTCTCGTCTTCCTCGGCACGGGGAGGGGTCTTCTTCGGACGATCCGGTTCATCGTCTTCCACGACAAGTGCTGCCAAAAGATCATCGTCTATTTCACTGCCCATGATGGCTGCTCCCCCACGAAGGCGAAAGTTCTGTGACTTGACACGTTTCTTTATAGTCCCCTTGAGCGTAGCGTCAACGTAATGATCTTGGAGTGACTTAGTTACCGCATTTCCGCCTGTGGCGATGTCGAAATACCTGAAGAATCTATCGAAACGCTTGCTGGTGTAACCTTTGACCGCTTTACGCATGTAGGGAAGTACCCCATTGGGATCGCCCAACTCGTAGATGCGCTGATTGACTACGGTGGAATAATACGCCTTGCCTTCGTTAGACCCTAGCCAAAAAGCAACAGGGTCCTCGTCCTCGTCAACGATGACGATGACGGTTGACCCGTGGAACTTGGCTGGAACAGCGTTGTTCCAGAAGTTTACTGAATCTACCCTAGATGTAGCCATCACTCTACGTCTTTGTCGTTGCTGCCGGGATCAGCGATGCCGTTGAGGGCACCTCCAAGGGAGAACTTGTTAGTCATGTTGTCCCAGGTAATGTTGTGGTAGGTGTCGGAAGCCTGCTTGAGCGCGGACGAGTGCCTCCCGAATC